AGTTAGGGCTTATAGAACCCGTTTGGTGTGCGTTATACGGCCTAACCAAAACAAACGCCGGGTAACTTTAACGTCATTTTACCATAGACGGGTATTTCTGGTGCCGCATTGAGGAATCGAACCCCAGACCTGATGCTTACAAGGCAACTGCTCTACCGACTGAGCTAATACGGCATTATTCAACAGGAAACCATTTTGTTTGTCTGATTATGAGTCAGATGCTCTACCATTGAGCGATTTTTCCAAAACGGAAAAAGTTGGAATCGAACCAACATACAACAAAGTTGCGTTTGCTGCAAGTTTCCTAAAATCTACAGGGTTGTTTTTGTCCGCTAAGACAATCCAACATTAGTTTAGCGTAAAAGTTTTGCTGTAACAACCCTAAAACTCTTGCCCTCATTATAGCAACCATAAATAGGTATGTCAACCGTATTATGGAGAATATTATGAAGGGTGAATGGTGTTATTTCAAGTCTTACTTCTCAAAAGAGATTTGTCAACAGATTATCAATGATGCTAAGGATATCAGTGCTAGCGATGCCGTCATTGGTGTCAATGGTGGTATTGGACTAGACAAAGACTACCGTAGATCATCGGTAAAGTTTTTGACTTCAAACAACCAGAAATTTGAATACCTCTTTGATGCTATGTGGAAAACTGTCCAACAAGCAAACAGAGATTGGTTTGATATCCAAATCTCAAAACTCGATTACATACAATTAGCAGAGTATGATTCTGCTTACAAGGGTGAATATAAAGAGCACCATGACGTTTTCTGGATGAATAACGATCCATACTATCATCGTAAGATTACGGCAGTAGTTCAGCTATCAGACCCTGCAACTTATACAGGCGGTGAACTAGAACTTACCGAAGGTCTAACACCTTTACCTGATGAGATAAAGGAGCAAGGCACTATTATATTCTTTCCGTCACTATTCAGACACAAAGCAAATCCAGTGACACAGGGAGTAAGATACTCTCTAGCCGCATGGTTTGATGGACCAAAGTGGCGTTAATTCTACAGGTTCCGTTTTGGTCTTTATGCAAAAAAGATTTTTCGAATTGCGGAATGGAACCTAAAACTTGGCGACCTTGACGAGGATCGAACTCGCCTGAACCTGTTAGACAGACAGGTGTCGTCACCAGACGACTCCAAGGCCAATAATGACTCAACAAATATACTCTGCTTCCTGTGAACTGTCAAGAACAACCTTGCGGATTGTTCAATCTTTTTCACTCAGGCGAATTTCGGAGTCGGGTGCTTCCCGTCCTAAGCCATTGCCAAAGTTATCTCATCGGGGCAAGATGGCCCTATCCCGATCAAGCATATACGTCTATATGCGCTACCCTTAGCAGAGTATACTTGTTGAGTCTAACTCCCTAGGAACAAGGCACAGTTTACCCATGCTTTATTCCTAGGGAATAAGAACTTCTTTACCTACAATGTCAAAGAGCGTTGTAATTATATTACAAACTTGTGTTACTATATATACAACATTTAGGAAAAATGCAAGAAAAATGTTTAAAAAACGAAAACTTTCTTACAGTCAAGTCACGAATCAGCTTACCGTTACTAAAAACAACTTCTAGTTCATCATGCAGGACGTTGAACATCTTGTCGTGATGATTGACCGTAATGTAGCAAGGATTTCCGTCCTTGTCAATACCGCCATTCTTAACAAGCTTCAATTGTCCCTTCTTGCTTTGCTTACCCTGATCAGTGATAGGGTCTTTGAAAACATCAACCCATTCACCATTCACAAAAGCAGCCGAACACTTCATAGCAAACTTCTGATCATCACGATTGACAATCTGTAGAAGAGCACCACCTTGTCCGAAGACAACGTTATCTGCACTATAACCTTCTGCGATAATGGTGTCAAGGATTTCTTTCACAGAATCGATATTGATACCATCACCCTGTAGCACACGGACATTGCTGAGAACCTTGTACCCCTTTTCGTTGACTTCACTTCCAAAGTGTTCGTCAAGAATCTGGATGCACTTAAGGACAACAGTTGCCGGATGACCACTATCAGGACGTACCACGAGAGTAGCACCGCTGTCAAGGATATCTTGTTTTAGTTCAGTACCCCACAGCTTACAGGCATTGAAAATATCGTAGCTGTCACTTACAGCAGATACAATACCACCGGGCTTACCGTTCTTCTTAACCATGTTGCGATAGCTGTCAACTTCACGTTCACGGCCCCAACTGGTTACAGTGCTGTGTTCCATAGCTGGAACAGAGAAGCCAGCCATATCAGCGCCGTAGTAGCGACGAGCAAAAAGTAGAGCCTCGACTGTATCCGTTCCCATGAAGTTAACGAGGTGGGCAGTTCCACCGATGCCAGCCGACTCAAGACTCGATACGCCTCGCGCACCGAAATCATGAAGCTTAAAGCCAATATCGTCTGGATTACCAGTGCGTACCAATGCATCAAGGATCACCTTCTTAATTTCACGGCTATTGGTAGCAACAGTAGTCGGATACCAGATAGCACGAAGTAGAGCAGTTTCAAGGAACGAAGTCAACCAGTAGCACTTAGGATCATTGTTGACAATAGTTGCAAGAACATTATGTACACCAACAACCGTGCCTTCTGGAACAGCCTTGATAATGACAGGAAGATTACCACCGTGTTCCTTCACAATGTATTCCCATCCTTCGCGGTTAAAAGGTTCACCATGGGCAGTGATGATAGCTTCCGCTTCATCAATCATTTCCATAGTTACTACTGGACCACAAAGATATTCCTTGATGAAAGCCTGTAGACCAAAGAATACGGTCTCATCATACTTACCACCACGGCTTTCGATGTAGCTGTAGATGTATTCAGTACCCTCAGGATACTGGTTAAACTGGCTGTACTTGTAGCTGTCGCTATTGAGAATAATGTTTTTCATTTTGATTAAACTCCTTAATCATTAAAAGCTAAAGGTCTATCCTAAAGCTGTAATACGTTGAACCCCCTTATAGAGAGTTTTTTGGAAAAGTCAACAACCAAATCTAGTCGGTCATTGCGTTCTGAAAACGTTGCCGTAAAATAGTCTGGATTGAGAGAGTCACGAATAAAATCTGCGTCTTCTTCACCAACATTATCATCAGACAACATATATTCAAAATATGTTGGGCGGCGAGTATTATAAGCCCAATTGGTACCTTCAACTGAGGCGACCTTGAATTTTTCTCTACTGCCCAACACAAACAACAATTGCGATGTATGATCACGCATTGATGAATCGACTAAAAGATTCCAATCGTTTTCACTCAATTCATCATCACAAATTACAATCATTAGACTTCCCTTTCTAGAAAGTCCTTTACGATTTTGATACGACCACGAGCCTCTTCCTGAGAACCGTCAATCGTAAGGTTAACCACGAGATACATAAGTTGTTCACGGCTGGCATTGTTTACAGCCTGTGAAAACTCAGTTAGCATCACATTGTCTTCTTCTGAAATATCTTCAATCATTATCCAAACTCCACTAGGGTAGCCTTTCCACCCTTCTTCGTCACATTATAGGCGAATGTCTCTAGCATGTCAAGGATGACAGCAGAATTTCCGCCAGCTAATCCCATTCCAATATATGGAAATCCGATACTAACATTATCCTTCACAATATGTTCAAGCTTTCTCAAAATAACATAAAAGCTTTCATATTCAAAATGATCAACACCACGAGGCAGATAGTGCAACTGTGTGTAGGCATTGATCACTACAAATGGATTGCCTTGCTTACCAACCGTAGCATAGGTACTAAAGTTACCAAGCTTTGCTACTGGTGTCTGCCATGTTTTTCCTGCTAGTGTGTCGGCTTCATATACACCGGGATAACGAGTACGAAGTTCCTTGGCAATACCAGAACCCATTGTGTTTTGACAATTACAACCATGGACAATAATATTAAACTGTCCCTGTTCCGCCATGTCAATTAGATTACCTTTAACACGATGTAGCATAATCAAACCCCCAAGAAATACTGGACGATATGAAAATGATCGTCAAAGAACATGTCTTCACGCATATCGCCAATGGGCATCCAAAATGCCTTTTCAGCATCATCAGCACCCTTTACCTTAGGAAGCTTGGTATCATCGGCAAGCTTAATGTAGGCAGCATAGGTAATAACACGACCAATGTTTGAACGATGAGGATCATCAAACATATGAGTAGCATGAATCGAACCACGAAGGACAGGATCAGGAACCTTGATCTTGGTTTCTTCCTTTAGCTCACGAATAACACCATCTTCAAGACGTTCAAATTCTTCAAGATGACCACCCGGTAGCGCAAACAAACCCTTACCCGGTTCACTACGGCGCTTTACGACAAGGATATGACCACTCTGTTCTACAACAGCATCAACCGTCACATGCTTTACGGCATATGGTGCAGCTTTCCACGATTCCTTGTACTTCTTCACATGTTCAAGCTCACGGCGAAGCTGAGCATAATGTTCGCCATTCTTGAAATCATTGAACATGAAATTGGCGACAGCAGCAGTAACTTCATTAGTCACAATCTCGTGCTTCTGCATAGTACCCGCAAGGAATCCTTCACGAATAGCAGTAGCATTCATGAAACTCTGAATAGGAACGTCAACCGAATCCCACTGTGGGAACAGCTTCAAATAATAGCTAGTATGATCCTTCGCAGCACCGATCAGACCAATCTTGGCATCTTTAAGACCAGCGGCACGAAAACCAAAATTGTTGATTACGTCAAGTGCAGTTTCCTTAACGACAGTCTGGACCTGATTGATCCATGCGATATCGTTATAGGTCTTATCAAAGAGAGGCTTGATGATGATACGCGAAGTAGTAGGAACACCGTCAACATCATTGTCGCGGTCTAGGTCCATCGCAAGAAACGAATCATGAATCATGCGGCGGCGTTCATCAAATGTGAAGGGATTGCGTACAGTGCGGGCTTTACCCGAAGAACCTACAAGGACAAGAACCTTCTTTGCCTTGGTTAGCGCAACATCAATAATGCGCTTATGCTGTACGTGAAAGGGCTGAAAACGCCCAATGAAAACTAGTAGATCATATTCCATTGCCCAAAACTCCTTTGTGGCTATAATGTGAACTATCCGGTCTTTCCGGTTAGTTGGTGCACTCTACCTCAATGTTGGTAGAATGTCAATATCAAAGTTGGAAAAGTTCTCCATCCTCTGATATTATGCACAGTGCCTTTTCAGCCATATCGCCACAAACGCACTGTGCTAATTTTAATGCTTCAACTTCATCTTTGGTATGAAAGGTCAAAAAGAATACATCTTCTATATCGAAGTCGCCTTCAGTGGTGAAAGCGCAAGGTACTGCATATTTGACCTTTTTCTTTTTCATACCACCTTACTTATTGATACGAATAACCCCGTCTGGATCAACCTTATTTGCAAAGTGTCCAGCACTAGCAGCGGAAACACCCTTAAGCTTTAGACCAGAAACAACGCCATGGTGTGGCTGTCCTTCTGTCTTACCAGCTTGTGCGTGACGGTCAAATGTATTATCGTCATGGTCTCCATTGATAATAGGATAGCGGCGACCAGACTTAACGTCTTCAACGTGTGTTGGGTTTGGTGTCTTCTTATCCTTGGCATAAACCATAGCAACAGTATGACCCTTTTCAAGTGCCTTTACTGCATGATGATCGTTAGACTCATCATGACCGGTACCAGTGTGTGATAGAGTCAAGTGATAGTTTTCTGGTAGATTTGGATGACCTACACGGTTATGCATCTTGGTATAGTCATAGAACTGTACTCCGGGATGACGCTTGAATAGCTGTGGAGCATGATGTTCCCATGAAATATCAGATGTAACGTTTAGACGTACACCGGGCTTATAACCCTTCTTTGAAGCTGACTTAGCATGTTGACCAATTTCATGATCAAGAATACGTGCAGCATGTTCAGGATGCTTAGCTAGGAAGTGTGTACGAAGAACCTTAGATGATAGGGCAAAGTCTGGATACTGCTTGTTACCACCAGCCTCTGTACCTAGGCAATTCTTACGGCATTCCTTAGAAGCACGAGGACATACGTCAAACTTATGTAGACCGCCTGTAGCATGTGGTGCAAGAGCAAGACCCTTGGTGTGTACGTTTTCACCAGTTGACTTACGAGTCTTACCATTTTCGCCTAGAAGCTTAGGAGCATTTTTGTAACCACGTGACTGTGCAAATTCTTGGAATACTTTCTTAGAATGAGAAAGATTAGCCTTGGACTCTTCTGGGCTTTCCTTTTCCATAGCGTCAAAAGTAGAACGAAGCTTGGAACCCATTGACTTATGTGAAGCGTTCTTCAATTCAGGATCAGCATTACCCTGTTCGATCATGCCACGAGTTCTAGGCATATTCATAGCCTTATGGGCAACCTTATCAACATCAACCTGTTCATCAAGCTCTTCTACTTCTTCCTTTAAAGCCTTACCAGAAATGGTATCGTCTGAAGGACCGCTTAGATGAAAGAGAAAATCGTGATGAGTTTTTGAAAGACCCGGTAGTTCGCTTTCTTCTCTGGTTTCGGTGATGAATTGCTTAAATGAAAACATAATTTGTCCCTTAATGAAATGGTTTGAATTCTAGAGTATTTATAATAATTGATTACCAGCCCATATATTTCTTGTTTGCGGCACGATAAGCACCGGAAACTTCATGACTGAAACCATGGTCACGAGCAACAATATGCTCTGAACCATCGACAGGGTGCTTCCATACACCAAGGTTCTTTTGCTGTCTATAGTCATGTGGCGGATTAGCGGTATTACCATGATAGTCAATAAATTTTTGAACAAGAGGATGTTCTTCGACCTTATTCAAATGTGCTTCTTTAGCAGGTGAGCCTTCCCAATATTTTCCATTATTTCTTTCGTGAAAACGAATAAGTGCGTCACCAAAATCTTTATGGGTAATGCCCTGTGGATGATCTTCCGTTTTGGTCAGTCTTTTCCAGTCAGATGACTTGATATCACGAGCATGTCCTACCTTGGTCCATTCGTGGTGTTCATGATCATGGTCCACCAGAGGCGGGAAAATACCACGGTCTGTGTTTGTTTCAAAATGTCCATGACCAGTGTGAGTAAGAACACGATAGTTATTGTTTACCCAATGGTCGCCGCCTTCTGCATGATTCTGTAGTGCTCCTAATCCCATACCATCATGTTCTTTTGCGTTGTGATACTTATCAAGCTTGGCACGAATAGCAACCTTGGTACCAACTCTCATAGGAACAATTTTCTTGTCAACAATAACGTTCTCTGGTTCACTGTGATGGAGATATGCACGAGAAGAACCCTTAGGCATATTACCTTCGATGCCAGTAGTTTCACCACGAGCAGAAAGGTCTTTAATCTTGTTTGCTAGTTGTGTCTGCTTAGCCTTTTGATTGGCCTTACTGGTGACGATATTTTGTAGCTCTGGATGAAGGTTTTCTACAATTACGTTATCAAGAAAATCTTTAAAGTTGGTAATGTTCATTAGGAATCCTCACGAAAGTTTCTTTTATTTATCCATTTCATAAAGTGCACGATGACGAGCCATGAATTCAGGACCAAACAGTTCAACATGCTGCTTGGCAAATTCCACACACTTCTTCATCGCACCAGTAAACTGCCACCGGGGGCGACGATCATAAGCAAGAGACTGTGTACCATATACCACAAACTCACCAGCCTTAAAGTGAATGGAAAATTCATATCCAAAAGCTTCCATAAGCCACGTTGCAGAGCCTTCGTGGAATTCTTCATTGGTGGGTCCGACCTTAACCTTGACAGTCATAGCGATTTCCTTTCGTTGATGACGCTTCTCTATATCATAAAAACTAGGCTGTCAACACCAAAAAGAAAGGGGACCAGTTACGATCCCCTTTCCCACCATCAGCCAACCACGGCTATATCACTTCTTTGGTGCATCCTTTGGTGGAGTACCACCAAGCTTAGAAACAACACCATTCACCAGAGCCTGACCTTCTTCAGTCTGTGATAGTGCAGTCAGCATACCAGCGATTGAAGTGCCACCGGAAGGGCTGAATACATCAGCTAGCTTACCGACACCAGACTGTACGTCACCGCTATTGGCAATGATCTTAAGGTCTGCGGTCTTCATAGCACCAGCCATTTCCTTACCAACGTTTTCGGTAGCTTCGACCTTACGGATTTCAATGAGGTACTTCTGATAGTTCTCATTTGAACCGATTTCAGTAGCAAGGGTAATCTGAGCATTAACAGGAGCAAGTAGGATAGCCTTTTCAGCTTCTGCCTTAGCTAGACCTTCAGCCTGAATGCCTTCAGCTTGCTTTAGAGTAGCCTGTAGATTACCATCAGCAATCTGTACGGTAGCTTCCTTTTCAGCCTGTGCCTTAATGATCTGGGCTTCCTTAGTAGCCTGAGCATTGACAACCTGAACCTGCTTCTGTTCGTTAGCCTTAACGATAGCAACTTCCTTGTCAATTTCAGCTTGCTTAACGTTCTGGACCTTCTGGACTTCCATTACCTTTTCAGTGGTAATCTTGGCTTCGGTCTGAACCTGCTGATTTGACTTTTCCTTGGCAATACCGACTTCCTTTTCGGCTTCCGCCTGACGAATGCCAACCTGCTGTTCTGCCTGAGTACGAGTCAGAGCGATTTCACGCTTGGCTTCGATTTCCTTCATTTCAGCTTCACGAATGTTATCAGCAACGGTAACACGGCTTTCCTTTTCAATACGTGACTTTTCCTTAGCCATCATATTCTGAATAACCTGTGAACCACTTGAGTCACGAATATCCATGAATTCGATCATCTTGGCAGTAGTAACACCCCATTCCTGTAGCTGATCATTGACTTCCTTAGTGAACTGTTCACCAAGATTTGAACGATCCTGCATGATATTCTCTAGCTTGTTATTGCCAAGAATACCACGAACAGCACCCTGTAGAACACCCATTAGCTGATTCTGTAGTTCACTGAAGTTTGCAACACGTTGTGCGGCAATCTGTGAGTCAGCAATACGGAAGAATGCCTTAATGTCAACCACGAATGGTAGACGGCCAGTATCGTATGCTTCATAATCACGAAGTGAAATGTCAAAGATCGATTCTGGGAACTGAGTTACAGTGACACCAAAGACGGGAATGAAGGAAGGAATCTCGTAATAAGTGTTTCCAGCTTCACGACCACGACCATATGAAATGGTCTTCTTTGAGGACTGTACAATGTGTACCATGTTGGTCGGAACAACCCTACGGAATAGCAGGGCAAGGAACAAACCAAGACCAAGTAGTACACCAACAACTGCTAGTGCAGCGATAGCATAAATCATAATAATACCTTTACTTTACGTTAATAACGAGTGGTTGGATTGATGTGCGGAATGGCTTGTCGCTGTACATGTACTTGCCGTTCCACTGGATATACTGGCCATCTACGGTCCAGAAGAAGATATATTCACCTGAGCTACCCCAAGTACCTTCATCAGACGGGGCAGAACCAAGCTGTTCACCCTGCCATTCACCTGTATCTACAGACCAACGCTGTTCGGGGGCAGTAAGACGCTTGGCACCAGAAGTAACCTTACCCTTTACGGATGCATACATGACAGGCTGACCCATTTCATTCATGAGCAGGATAAAGCCAATCTGTCCCGGATTAGAGGTAAGTTCAAGACGGCGCTTAATATTGTCAATTTCAGCATTTTCTGAATACTGAATTGAATTTGCTGCTTCTGCTGCCTTCTGTGCCTGATCCTGCTTTACAGGCTGTGGTGCAGTAGGAGAAGGCTGACCACAACCAGCAAGAGTGAGTGAAGTAGCAGCCAGAATGGCCATTGTAATACGCTTCATAATATACCTTTCAATTAGAAGATCAAAGCAGCAATAATAATGATGCTAAAGAAGATAGCTGGAATTGCAATCAGACACATAGCAGTGACAAGATCATCGGGCTTTGTGATGTTCTCTTTAACGATTTTCCTACGAGTTGTCAACCCAAAAAGGACAGGAACATTCTCATATTCTGCATCACGATAGCGATAGATGTTGACAATCTTGAAGTAGAGCCACCACAATGCAATCAGAAGCGGAATACCAATGATTATACCACCAATCTTACTCCAAAGAAAGTAAAAAGCGATCATGAGACCGACAGGAGTGGTAACAAATTCGTTTACAGCAACACCAAGACCCTTAGCGGTTTCAGTGACAGCCACGCCAAATTCCTTACCCAATGATGCCCATTCACGAACATCATCAGGAGTAATCTCTTCTGCCTTAGTCTGTTCTGGTGCACAAACCTGTTGAACCTTTACAAGCTGATCAGGTGTGTACTTTGAAATATCAACAGTCTTACAATTGATAGAATTTTGATCAATGATTGGTTCTGCTGTTTGTGCCATGGCAGGTACACTAAATACCATGGCAAGAGCAATTAGAAGCCTACGCATTATTCACATGCTCCAACGTCAAGCTGTTCAGGAAGATCACGATCACGAAATAGTGAACGGTTCATCTTACCAGCATCAGCATTGTAGCCATTAGCAAGTTCACGGCAAGACTGCTTCATAGCTGACAATTCAGTACGAAGACGAGCCTTTTCAGCCGGATCAGTTTCACCAGCAATAAGAGGACGATACTCTTCAATTTGTGCAACACGTGACTTGTAGTTAGCATTCACGTTGAAGAATCGTTCATAGTTGAAGATGATGTTGTTTGTTTCGAGTGTCTTGTTGATTACTCTACCGGGAGCAGTAGCAACACTATTGAATACACCAATAGCATTAAGACCTACTGGTACAGCAATAAGAAGACCAGTACCAATGAGAACGTATTTCCACATAAGTCAATATCCTTTATAATATATGGTAACTATAATACCACACAGTGATTATACAGAGTTTATGAGTGCTGTCAAGATAGTTTTTCTATCGCAGCATAAAGATTTGCTCTAGCCTCATCAGCTTCTGCATACTTTGCCTTAGCCTTGTTGAATTGTAGACCGCTAGGGTAGTCTTTGAAGCTTAGCTCCGTATCATATACCCAAGCAGCGATCACCTTGTTTTCAAAAATAGTGATCAGCTTTTTGATTTCTTCATTCATTTTTCAAAGCCTCTTCTGCAATATTAGCACAGCTATATCCACGACCATGACCGTGTGAGTGACCTAAAGCTTCAATCTTTTCCAGTGCCATACCATAACGTTCAAGCATGGCAGCGGCTGTACGTAGAAGGTTTACCGAAATTAGATCATCATCACGAAGACGATTAGCTATGTCCTGATATGTACCGTCATACAGTGCCATTGTCAATTGCTCCTGAAATCTGATCAAAGATAGCCTGACCTACCTTAAGGGCACGTTCCGTATCCTCGTTCACATTACCGTTCTGAAGGTCTGTAATCATCTTCTGGAAGCGTTCTGTAGGGTTAAGGTCCTTACCGGCACCAAGGTCCCTCAGAGTGTCGAAGATAGGCTCAAAAGCCACAGGAACGGCAAAATAGAAGTATGCATAGGTGCAGTCGAAATCGTCATCCTCATCGAACATGAACCCTACGATATCACGAAGATCGTCATTGTAGGGACCAGCATAGGTATCAGGATCAACGTCATCATATGAACCATATTCTGCACGGCGAGACTGTTCACTATCGTAGTAGTCACGATTGCCGCCGCCAGTGCGAGTGTAGATGACCAGACGGTTTAGTTCTGCATCATAATAAGCATCACGAAAACGGGGAACATCAGTGGGAGTAAGACCAAGAGATTCGAGAACGATGCCAGCAAGAGGATTGACACCGAAAAGCATATTGTATAGACTCATTGTTTTATCCTTATGCGAAACGCTTGTTGAGACCTTCGGTACCAAAAAAGTCATCTGCTTCTAGTTCCAGAATGGTTTCCTTGATAGCATCGATGAAAAGGTCTATATCATAATCATCTGCCTCTTCAACCCAAATACGAAAGTCTTCTGCATCAATCTTGTTAATATTACGCATAATTATTCCTTTTCAAAAATTTCACGAATCTTCTGTACAGCTTCAAATTCCAGCCTACGCATATCGATAGGACCAATTGGCTTTCCCTGTTGGTATCCTTGTTCGATCATACCTGAATATGAAGAGAAGATTTGCCTTGCCTTATTCAGAGGACTGTCACCCCTGAGAAGTTCAATAACTTCACTGTCATCAAATAAATTTGGTTGCATCTTTATAATAGTCCCTAAAAATATCACGAATTTTACTTACGGCTTCAAACTGTAGCTTGCATTGCTCTAAGTAAGTGATATTATCATGTTGTGCATCTTCAAGCCTACCTGAATACAGATCGAATACCAATCTCGCCGCATTCAGTGCATTGCTACCTTTAAGTAATTCGATTGTTTCTTCGTCTGTCATTTGTCAACCTTTTCTGCACCCAAATCAATCAGGGTCTTTCGTACATCTGAAACTTGGCGAAGCTTACCACGCCAATCGCTTGGTGTCTTTGACAGTAGGACAAAACAGTAGGACAAACTTACTCTTTCCGTTTACCGTCAAATACAGTTTGTAGTGCTTACCACTTTCCAATCGAATGTCAACGTTTTTCCATTTCCTGAGTTCTTTTTCTAGGTTTGGATTGTCGATCTTGCTAAGACACTTCATTTAAATCACCTTTCATTAATTGAAGAAGGGGGCCGAAGCCCCCTCCAACATTAAGCGGCGTTAGCGAATTCCACCGCAGTCTCAAGAGCCTTGGTCTTGAGGTTCTTGTTAGCACCGTACCAAGCCGAGGTCAAGCGGCTATCGACACTGCGACCAATGATGTGGTCGGTCATGAAGGTCACGGTGTTGAAAGCTTGCCACCAAGTACCTTCACCAAACTCAGAACCCGGCTGATCGTGCAGGTGCTCTTCAAGAGCGGCCTTAGCAGACTTCGAAAGTTCCTTCTGGCTGTCTTCCTTGGTGGTGATGACCGGGAAAACACGCTTGAAGTAGTCAACGATGTTTTCATCATTGAAACGCTTCTGCGAGAGGAACTGAGCCATTTCCTTGTACTTGGTCAGCTTTTCCTTAGCAACACCCAGAGTTTCCTTGACAAGATCAGCATCGAATTCGCGGCGATGCGAAACCTTGACCATCGACTTCGACTGACTGTTCAGCGAGAGGGTCAGAGTGTTGTTGCAGACAACACGGATCGGAGTCATGCGAACATCGATGGACTGACCGTACTGGTGAGGGTTGGTGAAGAGCAGATAGTTGTCAACCTGATCACGACCACCAAAGAGTTCGAAGGATTCGTTCACCTTGGCAAGTGCCCACACAATGCGACCATCACGGAGCGAACCAGCGGTATGCATTTCCATGTCACCAGCACCAACGAAGTCGTTGAAGAATTCGAAAGCGTCATGGTTCTGCATGGGATTCCAGTCATTCGTGATAACGTCGAGAACTGCGTCATCGCTAGAACGGACCAGAGCAGAGTGACCAACGTTGACCTGCTTGCCGTTGATGTTAGCGTAAGCAGGGATAGCTTCAACGGTCCAATCAAGACCAGCAGCCTTCAGCATCTGTTCGGGGGTAAGATCGTGAGGAACCTTGGTGCCAAGACCGTGCCAAGGAGTTTCGCCAACGTAAGCCATCTGAGCCTGACCGTTGATGATTTCGAGATTGTGAGCCATAATGTAATTTCCTTTTCAGTGTCAGCAGCACCGTGCCGCTTGATGAGTTGGTTATAGGTTAGTTTTGAAAACTAGTCAAGAACTTTTTTCAAAATTTTTTTACGCTACCTTACGCTTCTTGTAGGGGATGAAAACATAGTAGTTTTCGATGAAGCGAGTCTGTACAGGAACAATGGTACCATCGCTCTTCTTCATGTAGGTGAGTGCGCCAGCCTTACGGACCACTTCACCAACGGGACGCCGCCCACGAACCTTAGCAAAACGCTTGAAAGTATACTTTTGACCAATACGCATATTCATTTCCTTTCTGAGTTAGGGCAATGTGTCCCGCCGATGAGTTTGTTCTAGTCGAAACAAACCGGCCTGTCAACACTTATTTTGAAAAAAGTGAAAAATTATTCGACTTCTTCCCAACGCTTGTTCATTTCTGCTTCAAGCTCTTCAAAATCCTCAGGAAGATCGTGAAGGCTATATTCCTTGAACAGACGAACAGGATAATATTCATCGTCCTTAGGCTCATCGCTATAGAAACGGCTACCCGGTTCAAGCGGTTCCTTGTTGAAGCCAGTGTAGACTTCAAGAACGTCACGGTTAAGATCGATCACGTAGGCATATTCACAGAACAGCGAATCCTTAGCGAAATCGATGCTATCACAAAGCATGACAGAATCAGAAGCATTGTAGACCACTTCAAGAATCTTAGCACCAGTATCACGGCTAAGATAACCATATTCGGACTTCTTAAAGGCTTCTGCCTGTTCCATGTTCATCCAGCCATTGTTGCTGAACTTTGCATAAGCGGCATCAATTTCAGCACTGGTGCCGTAGAAAGTCTTTTCACGAACCTGACGCTTAAACGTATCAAGATCAGCGTTCTTCAAAAATTCAAGGATCGTATGACCCTGACCAGTAGGATAACCATCCCACTGACAATACTGTGCGATCTTGTAACCATTGTCGATAGCTACGGCGGTAATATTACGAGTACCCATAATATAAATTCCTTTCAATTAAAACTGATTATCATATGCGTAACGTGCAGCATCTGCATCAAGGTCACGCTCAAGTTCTTCAATAGCTTCCGAGAAAAGAGCAACTGCCGTCTTCAGAGGAAACTTACGACCATGTTTTACAAACTTAGCACGAGCAAGGCGTTCAATATGTTCATCACATTCGCTGCAACGAACATTCCAGCCATTGGGTTCAAAGCGCACACGACCAAAGACATAGTTGGGGTTATTCCGGCCAACAATCTTGTACTGGTGCTTGAAGTTGCTTTCTTCTTTGACGGTCTTGAACATGTGTGGTTCCTTTCTTGTTGATCGACTTATAATCAAAAGGAACCACCATGTCAACACTTGTTTTGAAAATTATTCTTCATCACCGAAAATTTCTGTTCTATCAGGACATATTTGTATGACCCACAATTCTCCA